TGGTGACTGACGGTGCCGCCTTGCAAGTGCAAGACGACAACGAACAGTTCACCACCTTGTCTGTAGCCAGCCAAAAGCACATTGGTGTCAACTTCACATCTGCTGAATTGACCATGCAATTGGATGACTTCGCAGAGCGTGTGTTGAAGCCCCGTATCAGCCAATTGGCATCTTCTATCGATGCTGACGTTGCTAATGCTTACAAAACCATTGGTAACACCGTTGGCACACCAGGCACCACTCCTTCTACTTCTTTGGTCTTATTGCAAGCCCAACAGAAACTGAACGAGAACGCTGCTGTGATGTCTCCACGTTACGCAACTGTTAACCCTGCCGCTAACGCTGGCTTGGTTGAAGGCATGAAAGGTCTGTTCAATCCTACCGACACTATCAGCAAGCAGTTTAAGAACGGCATGATGGGCACTGGCGTGTTGGGTTACGAAGAGATCAACATGTCTCAGTCAATCAAACAACACACCACTGGCACTCGCGCTGCTACTGGTAACACCACTGGCGCTGCTGTGACCACTGAGGGTTCTTCTACTCTGACATTGACTGTCGGTTCTGGTGAACTTATCGCTGTTGGTGACGTGTTTACGATTGCTGATTGCTACGCTGTGAACCCACAAACCCGTGAATCCACTGGTTCGTTGTTCCAGTTCGTTGCTTTGGCTTCTTCAACAAGCACCACAACTGCTACCGTTACCGTAGCTCCTATGTACTCAGCAAGCAGTGCTTTGGCAACCATGTTGACTTTGCCTGCTACTAGCAAAGCTGTTGTGTTTGTCGGAACAGCCTCTACTCAGTACCCACAGAACTTGGTCTATCACAAAGATGCGATCACTTTCGCTACTGCTGACTTGTTGCTCCCACAAGGTGTTGACATGGCTGCTCGTGCGGTTCATAACGGTATCAGCTTGCGCGTTGTTCGTCAGTACGACATCAACAACGACCGTATGCCTTGCCGTATTGACGTACTGTATGGCTTCAGCACCATCCGTCCACAAATGGCTTGCCGCATTTGGGGCTAAATTGAATGCCCCTTCGGGGGCTTCATTCCGTAACTCTTTTTAAGGATATATATCATGGCTCTCCCTAATTCTGGTGGTGGATATCAATTCACCGATGGCAATACCAATGAAATCGTTATGGGCGTTCAAGCAGCGCCACAAACGGCTACTGCTACGGCTACCCTGACCGTTGCACAAACCACTGGTGGTATCTTGGTGGGCAATCCGTCTACCACAGCGGCAACCTACACTTTGCCAACTGCTACTGCGATTGATGCGGTGTTTACCAACGCAAAAGTCAACAGCACGTTTGAGCTAACAGTTATCAACTTGGGTACTTCAACTGGGTTGATCACAATGGCTGTGGGAACTGGTATTACTGCGGTTGGCAACTTGGTTGTTGCTATTACGGGCAGTGCGGCTGGTGTTGGTGGCGCTGGTCAGTTCTTGTTCCGCAAGACTGGCGACGCTGCTTACACTGTGTATCGCACAGCCTAAAACTTAATGGGGGCTTTGGCTCCCATTTTTAAAGGAACAACATCATGCCAAATACCCAAGCAGTAGGTGTCGCGTATAGCGATCCCGAATTCACTACCTGCTACGCTAGCCAAGAACTTGGCTACAGCGCAGCAGCTCAAGGTGCGGTAACGCAGTTAACCAGCAAATCCACAGGCGTGACGCTGAATACTAGCGCTGGCCGTATTACAATGAACAACGCAGCATTGGCTGGGGCTACTGCGGTATCTTTCATTTTGACCAATAGCTCGATTTCTATCAATGACACAATCATTGTGTGTATTTCTAGTAATACTACTGGTACTACGGCTGGGGCTTACACCACTTACGTTTCGTATTTGGCTGCTGGTTCTGCCTTGATTACGTTGCGTAATTTGACTGCGGCTACTTCATACTCTGAAGCTGTCATCATCAACTTTGCGATTATTCACGGCGCATCCTAACCAAACGGGGGTCAAAAGCCCCCGTTCTTAACTTATGGCTATTATTTACATGTCCCATCCAGTTCACGGTGCAAAGGTTGCCACTATGGAACTTGAGGCTGTATATGATGAAGAAAATGGATGGACAAGGTATACTTTGGACACACCTGAAGAAGAGGTGGCTCCTGTTGTAAATACATTGGAAGTTAAGCGTAGGCGTGGCCGCCCTGCTGTAGAGGTGGCTGAACAAGGAGCGTAAGAATGGCTACATACACGGCTGGCGATCAAATCAATAGAGCATTGCGATTGCTTGGCGTATTAGCCGAAGGTGAAACGCCATCGGCATCGGTTTCACAAGATTCGCTTATGGCGCTAAACCAGATGATTGACTCTTGGAATACAGAGCGATTAGCTGTTTTTAGTACCCAAGATCAAATTTTTACTTGGCCTGCTGGGTTTATTAACCGCACTCTTGGCCCTACTGGTGATTTTGTTGGTAATCGTCCTATCTTGTTGGATGACGCTACTTACTACCGAGATGCAGGCACTAATGTGTCTTTTGGCATAAAAATGATTAACCAACAGCAGTATGACGGTATTGCTGTTAAGACGGTAACTTCTACTTACCCGCAAGTGTTGTTTATCAACATGACATATCCTAATGTTGATATGTATATTTACCCCAAGCCAACACGGGACTTGGAATGGCACTTTATTAGCGTAGAAGAACTGACTCAGCCTGCAACATTGGTGACCGACATTTTGTTCCCGCCAGGCTATCTCCGCGCATTCACTTACAACTTGGCTATGGAGATTGCGCCAGAGTTTGGCGTAGAACCAAGCCCACAAGTGCAACGCATTGCAATGACATCCAAGCGCAATCTGAAGCGTATCAACAATCCTGATGATGTGATGTCTATGCCATACGCAATTGTGGCTTCACGCCAACGCTTTAACATCTACGCAGGTAACTACTAATGCAAACACCGATTCTGGGCGCGTCTTATGTCGCACGCAGTATCAATGCGGCAGACAATCGACTTGTTAACCTTTTTGCAGAAATTGTCCCCGATGGTGGCAAAACAGCGGCTTTCTTTAACCGCGCACCAGGTTTAAAGTTCCAGCAAACCATAGGCACAGGTCCTATTCGAGCGCTGTGGGCGCACCAGACCAACGGTAGCGACTTCTATGTTGTGTCTGGCACTGAGTTCTACAAAGTTACTGGTTTAACTGCTACCCCTACCAAATTGGGTGATGTAACTGGCACTGGCCCAGTATCAATTGCCGACAACGGCACACAAATCTTTTTGGCGTGTAACCCTGACGGGTTTATCTATAACGAAGTCACCAACGTATTTGCCAAAATTACTGACCCCGACTTTACGGGCGCTGTGACCGTGGCGTACCTAGATGGATACTTTGTCTACAACGAACCTAACTCGCAAAAAGTGTGGGTGACCCAATTGCTTGATGGCACTTCGGTTGACCCTCTTGACTTTGCATCTGCCGAAGGTTCACCCGATGGATTGGTTGCTATCAATGTAGATCACCGCGAAGCGTGGCTGTTTGGCACTGATTCGGTTGAAGTTTGGTATGACGCTGGATTGGCTGACTTCCCTTTAACGCGCATTCAAGGCGCTTTTAATGAACTTGGGTGCGTAGCAGCGTTCTCTGTCGCAAAGCTCGACAATGGTCTATTCTGGCTCGGGACGGATGCCCGTGGACAAGGAATCGTTTACCGCAATAATGGCTACACAGGCATTAGAGTTTCTACCCATGCCATTGAATATGCGATTGCCCAATACGGCAACATTTCAGATGCTGTGGCTTACACATACCAACAAGAAGGCCATTCTTTTTATGTGCTGACATTTCCTAGTGGGAACGCCACTTGGGTTTACGACGTGTCTACCCAAGCATGGCATGAACGCGCTGGTTGGAACACAGCAGAAGGCGAATTCACGCGCCACCGTAGCAACTGCCAATGTAACTTTGGTGGCAATACGGTAGTTGGTGACTATGAAAACGGCAACATTTACACCCTTGATCTAAACGTGTACGCCGACAATGGCGGTATTCAGAAGTGGTTGCGGTCATGGAGAGCATTGCCAACTGGCACAAACACCCTTAGACGAACAGCGCAACACAGTCTCCAACTTGATTGCGAGGCAGGCACTGGCCTTAATACAGGCCAAGGCAGTGATCCTGAGATCATGTTGCGTTGGTCTGATGATGGTGGCCACACATGGTCAAATGAACATTTGAGCAAGATGGGCAAGATCGGTCAATATTACAGGCGCGTCTTTTGGCGTAGGCTTGGTATGACCATGCAATTGCGAGACCGCGTTTATGAGGTATCGCAAACTGACCCAGTTAAAGCGGTCATTGTGGGCGCTGAACTATTAATTAGCCCCACTAAAGCATAATGGCTACAACGCCCAATATCACCCAAATCACGGCGCCCCGTGTTGATCTGGTCGATCCACGATCAGGTTTAATGTCGCGGGAGTGGTATCGGTTTTTCTATAACTTGTACACGGTTACTGGTGGCGGTGATGGCGTAACACCCGTAATCAATGGTGGCACTGGCATATCCTCCTATTTAGTAGGCGACTTACTGTATGCCAATACAACAACTAGTTTGGCAAAACTCCATCCAGGCACGGCTGGATCAGTGCTTACCACTAACGGTCCCAATGCTGCCCCATCATGGACAGCCACAACTACTTCAGCCCCAGTCACTAAAACTGCCGATTTCACTTTAGCGATTACCGAGTCTTGGGTCATCAACAACAAATCAGGCTCGACTTGTACGGTCACCTTGCCTGCTGCGGGTTCTTACACTGGACGGCAAGTAACATTTAAAAATATGCAAGCACAGCTTTTGGTGTCAGCATCAAGTAATGTTGTCCCAATTGACGGCACTTCGGCTGGAACGGCAATTCTTTTAAATGTTGTGGGAAACTGGGCAACAATGGTGTCTGATGGTTCAAATTGGGTCATTATGCAAGCCGCTGGAAACAACAACCTGCTTTTGGAATAATCTAATGCAAGTAACTTACGGCAAAGGTTTTGAGGTTAAAAAACCTACATTCAGTTTTGATTTAACGTCTGCGATGTGTACGGCGGGCAAAGTACGCGCATTAGAAAAAGAATTGTTAAAACTGCCACAAGCAGACATTGTGACTGAGCATTTGTTTAGGGATGGGGTTTATGAACGAAAAATCACCATTCCAGCGTGGACTGTACTAACTGGCGCAGAACATAAGTCTGACTACCGTGTTCGCCTAGAACAAGGCACAATTGCGGTAAACACTGATGACGGGGTTAAGGTTTTAACCGCACCGTGTGAATTCCCTGCAAAGGCGGGGATGCAACGCGCAGGGCGTGTTTTTGAAGATGAAGTGGTTTGGGTGGATATATACGATAACCCAGATAATTGCACTGACATGGCGGTCTTGGAAGACAGGCTATATGTGGTGCCCGAATGTGGGCTTGGTGATAGCCGTACAGAAATTCAAAAAGCAAGAATTGACTACGGCGCATTTCTTTACCAAATTGGCATGACGCAAGATGAACTTGACAAAATTGTTCTTATTGAGCATGATTTAATACCTATGCCTGACAATATTGCTGTTGAATTGAGAGACTCGCCAATTCACGGCAAAGGGTTATTTGCTACTAAAGACTTTGAAGCGGGGGATGTTGTTTGCCCTGGCAGGTTAAATGGGAAAAGAACGCCTGGTGGACGGTTTATAAATCATTCGCTTAACTGCAATGTCAAGCCAGAAAAGCAAGGTGACGACATGTATGCGATTGCCTCGCGTAAAATAAACGCAGGCGATGAATTGTTAGTGGATTACAGAGCATCAATGCGAGTTAATTTTGGCCTCGTATTACAAGGAGAAATGCCATGAGTGGATATGTAGCAGGCGCTATTGTAGTAAGTAGCGCGGTTGGCTCAGACGCCGCAAGACGCGCAAGCAATAAACAAGCTGACGCGGCAAACCGCGCGGCTGATATATCTAACGCGCAATATTATCAAACACGCGAAGACCAGATGCCTTTTGCTGAAGCAGGCAAAAACGCGCTTAATCAATTAATACCTTTGGCGTCAAATTACACGCCTTTTAGTTATGACGCTATGACCGCAGACCCAGGCTATGGGTTCAGATTGTCTGAAGGTCAAAAAGCGCTTGATCGTCAAGCGGCAGCTCGTGGTGGCTTAATTTCTGGTAGCGCACTCAAGGCGGCTACTCGCTACGGCCAAGACATGGGCTCGCAGGAATACACAAATGCTTTTAATCGTTATCAAACTGAACGTGTTGCGCGGTTAGCTCCGTTGCAATCATTAGCAGGCATGGGTCAAACCACAATGACGAATCTAGGCACAATGGGCGCGTCAAACGCTGCCAATGTTGGCAATTTAATGACTAGCGGGGCCGCCGCGCAAGCTGCGGGGCAGGTTGGGCAAGCAAACGCGCTTACTGGTGGTTTAGGCACGTATATAAATTACAACCAAGGTAATAATTTGGTTGCGGCTTTAAAAAATCGTGGTGGGGGTATTCCTAGCAGTTCACTTATGTCTGAGCCATATCCTGGCTATAACGCCTCAGTTGGTCTATAAGGAATAATTATGCCTCTTGATTCATCCATAGCCCTTGGTGTTAGACCAATACAAATTGCTGATCCTTTGGCTCAGTACGGTCAAATAGCTCAACTTCAAAATTACCAAACGCAAAATCAATTGCAACAAATGCAAATGCGTGAAGCGGAAGCAACAGCGCAAGAACGCAATGCTTTGCGCCAATTGAACCCAAGCGCTGCTGATTACGAAACGCAACTGTTTAAAGTTAGCCCGCAACTTGGTATTCAATACCGTAAAGAGCAAAGCGCGGCTGAGGCTAGCAGAGCGGCGACAGCGGCAAGTAAGGTTACTTCGGCAAAAGCAAAACAAGACATGTTAGGCCAAGCATGGCGTGACATTAGTGGTCGGCCATCAGACGCCAATATCACCGCGCATTTGGAAGATATTCTTTTGTCGCCGCTATACGACGACGCTGAAAAAGCATCTATTAGAGCTAGAGGCGAAGATTTGCTTAAACTGCCTTTTGCACAACGTCAAACAACACTTGCTCAAATAGGTGCAAAACCTAGCGATTTAAAACCTAACATAATCACAGAGAACTTAGGTGGCACATCGCGCACATCAGCAATCCCAGCGTTTGGTGGGCCTAGCACCGTAATTAGCGAAACTAAAAAGACTGCCACCCCAGGCGAGCTAATGACTAACGCGCGTGAATTGTCACGCATTAAGTTAGAAGGCGAACGTCTTGGCAATGAAGGGCGCCGTCTTGCGCTTGCCGAAGAAACCTTCAAACGCGAAGGCGATCCTGCATTTGTACAAAGAATGCAAAGCGCTAAGACTACAGGTGAACTTATTACCAAAAACGATGTGGCCGCAAAACAAGCATTGCCAGGCGCGATTGCTAACGCTGAAGAGGCAGTCACTCTTATTGACCAAATGGTTGGTAAGCCGACTGTTAAAGATGCGTCGGGTAAGGTTATCGAGCAAGGTACTAAAAAACACCCTGGCTTTGCCAACGCTGTCGGCTCTACTTGGTTGCCAGGTATCCGTTTCGTGCCAGGCACCGACGCCGCCAACTTTCAAGCCTTGTTTAACCAAGTCGAAGGTACTGCGTTCTTGGAAGCGTTTAACGTCTTGCGTGGCGCAGGCGCGATTACTGAGAAAGAAGGCGCGAAAGCCACTGCGGCGCGTACCCGTATGTCGTTGGCTCAGAGTGAGACTGAATTTACTGCGGCCGCACGCGAATATCAAGACGTCATTCGCAAGGGCGTAAAAATAATGCAACAGAAAGCTGGCGGTAGCGCAGGCACCACGCCAGCAGCCGGTGCAGTAGACACCAGCAATCCGTTGCTAAAGTAAGGAATAGACATGGCCGATCTCGCCGCAGTCCTTATTGATCCTAATTTTGTCAACGCTAACCCTGCGACAAAACAAGCGATCTTTGACAAATTGGCACCTCAAGACCCAAACTTTGCTAACGCTAACCCTGCTACTCAGCAAGCGATCATGCAAAAGTTTGGTGTTGGTGCGGCGTCTACTATGCCTGCGCTTCCACAATCGCTACAAATGCCAGTTAAGCCGGTCATGTCAGACGCTGGTATCCCTACTGGCCCACGTCAAGGATCAACCACAGGCCAACAAATCTATCAAGCCGTGCGTCCCTATGTAGCTCCTCTAGTGGAAGCTGGCGGTGCGATTGGTGGTGGTTTAGTTGGTGGCACAGCAGGTACTTTTGGCGCAGGCCCTGTAGGCACCGCAGTAGGCGGCGTTACAGGTGCAGGCCTTGGCTATGGCATGGCCAAAGAGCTGTTACAAGCGGCTGACGTTGCTATGGGCGTAGAGAAGCCCCGCCAAGGCATGGAGAACGTCACCAAGCCTTTAGAAAACATACTTGAAGGATCAACCTTTGAAGCAGGCGGCCGCGCGGCTGCAGGCGTTCTTGGCAAAGTAATTGGCAAGATAGCTGACTTACGTCAGATACCAGAACAAAAAGCCGCTGAAATTGCCCGTAACGCTTTAGGTAAAGACTTGCCCGAAGTATTAAACGCTTTGCGTAACGCGCCAGCCGGCGTCAATGCGGCGCAGGCAACGGCCAACGTAACAAACCCTACATGGCAAGCATTGATCGAGCGCCGCTTGGCCAGCGATCCTAAGTTTGTCTTGAACCTTAAAAACATGAACGAGGCTGAAGGCGTAAATGCTTTGGCTAAGTTGGCAGGTGGCGCAACATCGACTGAGGTGCGTGGAACGCTTGACGCGTCTAAAAACGCTCTTAACGCCATGACAAGCCCCCAACGTGAGGCTGCGCTCAACCGTGGCAACTTAGGCAAGTCTGTGGCTGAATACGAAGCCCAAGCAGGCAAGTTAAGTACAGAAGCCGCCGCTGAAGTTCAAAAGGTGCGCGATCTGATAAGCGCCGGCAAAGCCGCCGAGGCATGGGCTCGACTTGACTTGATCAAGCGCGGCCTGCCTGTCGGCGCAACTAAATACACCTACGGCAACGAATTAGCCGAAAAAGCCTTTGGCGAGTGGTCTAACAAGGCCGCCACGGGCTCGCTTGACCTTGGCCAAGGCGCAAGGTTTGCCCAAGCCGCCGCTGACGCTATGCGCGCGGTAGGTATTAAACCATTAGAAGGCGCGCCTCTCGTTAAAAGCATCACCGCTATTGCCAACAAACCTGAGTACGCAGGCAACGACATATTGGCTGGCGCAGTTAAGACTGTGGCCGACGACATTGCCAAATGGACTAGCAGCGGCGGCGTTATCGACTTAAAAGCGCTTGACGCTATTCGCAAAAATTCAGTCAACGCAGCTATCCAACAATTGCGCCCTGGTGCAGATGCAACCACCCAACGCAACTTGGCGTCGTCCGTCTTGACCAAAGTTAAGCCTTTAATTGACGACGCTATTGAGGCCGCAGGTGGCACGGGGTATAAACAATATCTAGCTGATTACGCCAAGGGTATGCAACAAATTGCGGAAAGAAAACTTTCAGGCGAAGCGCTTAACTTATTTAAAACTAATAAAGACGCGTTTGTACGTTTGGTCCAAGGCGAATCTCCAGAAGCTGTAGAGAAAATTCTTGGCCCTGGCAGCTACAACATTGCCAAAGAAGTAAGCGATAACACGCTAAACGTCTTGCAAGACCAAGCCGCTAAGGTCGTGCGCGACCTAAACATCAAGACACAAGCCGCAGGTGGCCAAGAAGCGCTTAAAGAGTTGCTTTTGCAAAACATGTCTAAGTTCCGCTTACCGTCTTACATTACCGCAGTTGCGGCGACTACCAACAAAGCGGTGCAAATTTTGGAAAACAAGATTGGCACAAAGACTATGAACACGTTAACCGAGGCGTTCAAAACGCCTCAAGGCACCGCAGATTTGCTTAACACTTTACCTGCGACCGAGCGCAATCGTGTTTTGAAACTGCTGTCTGATCCTACCCAATGGAAGACATCGCCTGTTCGCGCGGCTGGCGGCGCAACAGCAGCGTCGGTTAACGCATTGGCTACAGAAGAGCCACAAAACGCGCTTGCCAATACTCGTGTCATTGAACTTAACAACATGGCGCCTGGTCGGCCATAGTATTATCACGCAAGGATTAAAACATGGCAGCACTTACCCCCACCCCCAAGCAACAGATTTACGGTAGCGATGGCGCGCCTTTAGTCGGTGGCAAGATTTACACCTACTCTGCTGGCACAACAACTCCGCTTGCAACTTATACGGACGCGGGTGCTGGCACAGCAAACACCAATCCAATTATTTTGAATTCGCTAGGTCAAGCCAATATTTGGCTAGGCACATCATCTTACAAGTTCAGCGTATATACATCTGCCGATGTGTTGCTGTACACCGTGGACAACATCAACGCACCCCTTGATTCTGCTGGGTTAGCCCTAGCGTTAAGTTCGCCCACACCAATTGGTAACACCGCGCCTAACACTGGTGCGTTTACTACATTGGCCGCGACTACTGGCAATATCACAACAGTCAACGCAACTACGGTTAACGCGACTACTAGCACTACAAGTGGTGTGACCACTACGGGTACGCTTACCTTCTCTGGTGGCGGGTCAATGACTAGACCATCGCAAGCAGGCATTCAGTCAATTACTGCAACTGTGGCTGCTAATGCACTTACAGTCACATTAAACCCAACTACCTTAGAGTTTCGCTCTGCTACTTTAACTAGTGGCACTGTGGTGTCTAGAACAATTTCATCCGCTATATCAGTGGTTGTTTCGTCAGGGTCAACACTAGGCACTACGTCAGCAGTACAAAGCAGGATTGTTGTGCTGGCGCTTGACAACGCTGGCACAGTAGAACTAGCAGTTGTCAATATTGCTGGCGGTAATGATTTAACTGAGACTGGCTTAATAAGCACCAC